AAGTACGACAACACCAAGCCTATGGTGTCTAAGAACCACACCAAGCAGGACAATCTGAGACCGGCTGGTCGTAATCGTAGTCGCAAATGGGAACACATCAGAAAGTTATCTGAAACGTGTTATGCCATCTGTGATGGTCAGAACGGTGACCCTATATTTTCTTCCAACTGGCGCACAGGTGGCACTCCTTTACCGTCCATGTCGATTGAGGATACGTACAACCTGTCACCTATTGTGTGGGAGATCATGGAGCAGCCCGATGGCTCGTACCTAGAGACAATCAAGATACGTAATGGCACAGGTGACTACGGCCACAACAGCAGATACACGTTCTTATCTGAGTTTCTTCCAGACGGTATGAATTGGATTCAAGCGACCAACGGCAGACAGTACATAGGAGCCGGTAAGGTCTACTACCTACCTAAGAGTAAGTCAGTCGATGAACGACGGTGGGATAACTACTACACCCACCACAAAACAACTTATGACTTCCAACGTGAGGATGACCAGAAGTATTTGAAGTTCGCACGTACCGCGCATGTGCCTAAACGGATTTACTCTATAACCGATCTTGTTTTTAGTAAGTGGGAGCTAATCAGTCCTGAGTTCGTACCAGTGAATCCTAAGTTCAAGGTAGATAAGGAACGTAAGAAAGAACTGAAGCCGTACATCAACGAGTTTTGGGATTGGGCGTTGGCTGTGGGTGGCACGTTACATACATCTGACAGGCGGCACGTACATGAGTGTATTGGCATATTGCGCGATCACCGTGTTGTGACATCTAGCCGTTGGTCTAGCAACGTATCGTTCAATCCATCCAACGTACAGAAGATACTCAAGGAACCACAGAACGAATTACGTGTACAACTACTGACCGTGTTCATGGGCAGGTGGGGTGTACGCCAAGTGATCCAACAGGATGACATCAAAAAGCTACGCGCAGCGTACAACGCATGGATCAACAATGCGTGTGGGTTGGTAACAAAAACGAAAGGGGAATGACATGAATACTTTTGAAACAGATTACGACGGTAGTCTTGAGTTCTACATAGGCCCAGACAGTGCCGTTAGCTTCGTCAACGATGGCTACATCAAGGTTGGCATTGAAGATACTCGGTTATTATTGCGGTCTTTTGCACGAGAGGTAGCCAATAAACTCTGGAACATAGAGTTCTATGTACCGAGTCGCTATGAGGAGCGGTTACACGCAGCTTCAGAATTATTTATCCACACCAAGGGTCAGCCGTTCTTCTTGGGCAGCATATACCGTGATGGGAACAAGTTCGCCGTGCGCTCTCGGCGCATATATAACAACAAGAAACCCAACGTCGCGACGAGTGTGAACTTCAAGACTGCACTACGTAATGCAGCCAAGCACTTGCAGCTATGGGATGTTGCCGAATTAGCAGGGCGTCCAGCGTATAGCTACAGATTAGAAAGGGGCACTCGCATAGCAACGATACGTGATGAAGTAAGTGCTTCATTAGAAAGAATAGGTGTTGTGAATGAGAAGGCTCCCGCTTTCAAATACCTCCTTACTGAGATCAACGGCAACCGTTATGTTGGTGAAGAACTACGTGCGGACGTAGATAAATACATGCAGCAAAAAGCCGCTCACAAAGAACTAAAAGATTCTGGGCGGTTCCCATTATTTGTCTACGTGTCTAAAGACACAAACAACTACGACTGCATGGACGTTATGCACATTGATGCGGATGCCGCAGGGACGCGCACTGTTCGGACTACAATCGCGAAGCGACTCCATGATTGGGATGCTTTGTTCCAACAGTTGCTCCCTAAGCTGTCAGTGCTGAATGTTATGAAGGAACGTGAATACGTCAGCGGCGCAGGTATGAAGTATTCAGATAACATGTTCTTAGTAGTGTCGGATGACGATGACGACGCAACATGAGTCACTTGAGACACCACGACTATCTGCGGATGATGCCCGATATAGTTAAGTTAAACGCGGGTAGGAAACAGTTACCACAAAACGGTATTGTCTACCACGTTAAGGCAGACCTAAACAGTGATACATGGCATGTAACATGTATTGGTATGGAATGTGTTGACTCACATTTAGCTGGCACCTACTATGGCTCGCAGACATTGCCCAAGGCGCTGACAGATAAGTTGGCGGTCTTGGCTTTGCTGGAGCCAAACGCTACTCATCACATAGATGGGGTTGGTGCGCGTTCTGGCGAGGATAGTTTCTGGGTCTTTGACTCCGAAACCAGTTCCCAAGGAGAAGCATAGTGGCGCGTATAACAATCGAACTTGAACCTAGTGACATAGACAAGTTGCTTGACCTACAGCATGAGATGTTTGATGCGTTATTGCGTATCGAAAATTTGTTGAAGGAGATCAAGAGTGGTGATGACACCGGAAGCGAAAGTAAAAAAGGTCGTAGCACAACAGCTACGAAATCTTAAAGCATATTACTTCTACCCTGTAACGGGCGGGTACGGTAAGAGTGGGGTGCCCGACATAATCGGGTGCTATCGGGGTAAGTTTTTTGGTATTGAGTGCAAGGCAGGGGGCAATAAACCTACCGCACTACAAGAGAAGAACTTAAAAGACATTACAGCGAGCGAGGGCATGGCGTTCGTTGTGAACGAAGAAAACATGCACGACATAGCAGAGCTACTTGGCGCAACGCCAGTGCAGCTTGAACTTGATTTTTAAGGAGACCGAAATGACTAAAGTAACGAAGAAATCTAAGGTAACAAAGTTCTTTAATAAGAATCCTACCGCCACAGTAAGGGAGGCCGCTACTGCAACAGGCGTGTCATACAACACAGCATGGACTGTTCGTAAAGACATACAAGCCATTGCGGATGAGGCGATTGGTTTACCTAGCCGCAAGGACTTTGATAAGTGGCTGCATAGGGGCGATAAAACATCTTCTGTGGTTAGATCCAAGAACTACGTTCTCGCACCACAGGTAACTAAAACACCGCCGTTGGCGATAAAGCTGGCGGACAATGCACGAGTGAGTGACGGTAGTACAGCTAGGTATTACGAGTTACCTGATGGGGCGAAAGAACTGCAAGACTTGATCTCGCACAAGAACATGAACTCACAGATCGGTGAGATATTCCGCGCTGCCTATCGTTATGGCGAGTCATCTCACAGTGATGAACTGCGTGACGCCAAGAAGATTCGATTCTATATCGACGCTGAAATCAAGCGGCTGGGGGGTTGAATGAAATCTATTGACGAACAAATCAAAGATCTGAGAGAGGCACTGGGCGATACCATTATAAAGCTATCTGGTTTTAACTTAATCGAAGCTGGCGTAGCGGCTGAAAATATGGAAACCATCAAGATGGGCTTGAAAATGGCAGAGGGCGTACAAGATAGCTTCGACAAGGCGCTGGACATCCTCAACGGCGATGAAGGTGAGGCATGAAAAAATTTAACATCACGCTGGAAGAGACCATACGTAGGCGCGTGCAGGTCGAGGCCAAGAACGAGGAAGAGGCTAGGTTCGCTGCCGAAGATGGTAACGGTAACTACCTAGAACTGCCGAGGGTTGTGCGGTGTGAAATACAACAAGTGCTTGAGGTAGAGGACGAATGAGGGGGCTAGCCCTTCTCATTTTACTCAGCGGGTGTACGCATACAGGCGTTTCTCAATGGAAATATATGTCCCCAGAACACGTTAAGTGTCACGAGCATAAAGAACTGAAGTTTTGTAAGCAGTACGGGCCACACTTGATCTGCAAGTGCATTGTTAAATAGGGGGAGAAGTGGATCTCATAACGCTGGACTTTGAGACTTTTTACGACAAAGACTTTTCGCTCACAAAAATGACAACTGAAGAATACATACGAGATTCTAAGTTTGAAATAGTAGGTGTAGGTGTAAAGGTCAATAATGGGCCGACAGAATGGGCTAGCGGCACTCATGCAGAGCTTGCGGAGTATCTTGCTGAGTTTGATTGGGCTTCCAGTATGGTTCTGGCACACAATACTATGTTTGATGGTGCTATCCTTTCTTGGCTGTTCGGCATTAAACCTAAAGTATGGGCTGATACTCTATGTATGGGGAGAGCCATACACGGAGTTGAAGTCGGCGGTAGCCTCAAAGCCTTAGCTGAACGGTACGGTGTGGGGGAAAAAGGCACTGAGATACTAAACGCTAAAGACAAACGCCGTGAAGATTTTACTGATGACGAGTTAGACCGTTACGGTGACTACTGCATCAATGACGTTGAGCTTACCTATAAGTTGTTTGGCATTATGGTGCGGGGTTTTCCTAAGCAAGAACTCAAGGTCATCGACTGCACGCTGCGTATGTTCATACACCCGTTGCTAGTTCTGGACTCGTGTTTGTTGTCCCGCCACCTGAAAGATATTAAGAACCGTAAGGATAACTTGTTATCAGAAGCAGGGGTGACCGATAAGAAAGACCTGATGAGCAACGAGAAGTTTGCAGAACTACTACGTTCCAAGGGTGTAACACCTCCTACCAAGATCAGTATGACCACTGGCAAAGAAGCCTACGCATTCGCTAAGACCGATGAAGCGTTCAAGAGCCTTGGAGCGCATGAGAATCCAGAAGTGCAAGCGTTGGTAGCTGCACGATTAGGCAACAAAAGCACATTGGAAGAGACACGCACCCAGCGGTTTATAGACATCGCGGAACGCGGAACTCTGCCGGTTCCTGTGAGGTACTACGCAGCGCACACAGGTAGATGGGGTGGAGATGACAAGATAAACCTACAGAACCTACCGAGCCGTGGGCCTGACGGTAAGATGTTGAAGCGAAGTATCACCGCACCCGATGGCTACACACTAATTGACTGTGACTCATCGCAGATTGAGGCGCGTGTGCTGGCGTGGTTCGCGGGGCAGGATGATTTGACCAAGGCGTTTCGCAAAAAAGAGGATGTCTACGTCAAGATGGCCGCAAGAATTTATGACGTACCAGAAGACCAAGTGGACAAGCAACAACGGTTCGTTGGCAAGACCACAATACTTGGGGCTGGCTACGGCATGGGTGCAGTTAAGTTTCAAGCACAATTGGAATCATTTGGAACTTACATACCCCTTGACGAAGCGCGGCGAATCATCAGTATATACCGTGATGCCAACTGGAGGATAAATCACCTGTGGCGTGAGGCCCAGAATATGGTTGCCCATATGGAGCGTGGTGACACACTTGAGTTTGGTAAAGAAGGTGTGGTTGAAGTATTGGGGGATCGTTCCGCCATACGTCTACCTTCTAACCTGTTAATGCGTTATGACGATCTACAGGGTGAGCAAGGTGAGCGGGGTATAGAGTACACCTACAACACACGCCGAGGTCGGACGCGGATATACGGTGGCAAGGTGATAGAGAACACCTGCCAAGCTCTTGCACGCTGCATCATCGCTGAACAGATGTTGTTGATTGCTAGACGCTACCGTGCGGTGTTGACGGTACATGACTCAGTTATTGGGTGTGTGCCTATAGATGAGGCTGAAGAAGCCAAGCAGTACATTGAGAAATGTATGAAGTACGTGCCCAAGTGGGCAAAAGGACTGCCACTTGATTGTGAGAGTGGTGTAGCTAGAGCATACGGAGACTGTGAATAATGAGTTACGATGAACGGGAAGAGCAGCGAAAGATAGTGCGATGCGAAAGCGCTGATGTCGTTATAAACGATGCGACATATTTACAAGAAGTCATAAACAATAGCGATATAACATTCGACCACGCTCTCATGGCACTACTTATAACTGAGTTACGTGAATTAAATGGAAGACCGTATAGTTAATGAAGGAAGATATTAGAGTAATGCCATTACTAGAGGTTATAGAGACCACAACTATTTCTAGGTCAACACTATTCAGAATGGTCGAAAAGGGTAGCTTTCCTGCCCCACGCCAGATAGGTGAACGTAGAGTAGGGTGGCTATCTGATGAAGTTCAAGCATGGCTGCTAGATCGCCCTGTTGCTATGGTAAAAAAATGAGCATAGCACCGTGGTCGTTCAGCAAGATCAAGGCATTTGAGCAATGCCCTAAGCAGTTCTACCACGAGAAGATACTCAAACAGTACCCGTTCAAGGAGTCTGAAGCCACACTGTACGGAACAGCTTTTCACGAAGCTGCTGAGACTTATATCCGTGATGGTGGTGAACTAGACCCACGGTTCAGCTATGCACAGAAGATGTTAGACGCACTGAACGCTAAGAAAGGCGAGAAGCTGTGCGAGATAAAGATGGGCCTGACCGAAGACCTAGAGGCATGTAGTTTCTTTGCGCGTAACGTATGGTTTCGTGGTATCGCGGACTTATTGATACTAAATAGGGAAGATAAACTGGCTTGGGTCATTGACTACAAGACAGGTAAGTCGGCAAGATATGCAGACAAAGGGCAGCTAGAACTTATGGCGATGGCTACCTTTAAGCACTACCCCGAAGTAGAGACTGTTCGGGCTGGTTTACTGTTTGTAGTGAGTAACGATTTAATACGAGACCGCTACGCAATTGAGGATGAGCAAAAGCTGTGGACTAAGTGGTTGAATAAATACAACGATATGGAAACAGCTTTTGAGAACGATACGTGGAACCCTAACCCAAGTGGCCTGTGTAAAGCATGGTGCCCAGTGCTAGAGTGCCCACACAACGGGAAGAACTAATGCCGTATAAGAACAAAGCAGATCGCAAGAAGCAGAAGAACCCACCAGTGGGTAGTGCTGCACATGAAGCTCGTATGGAACGGCAACGTGCTAGACGCGCTATGGATAAGGCGGGGCGTGATGCGAATAAGGACGGTAGGGCTGACAAACGTGAGGGAAAAGACGTTAGCCATAACAAGATGCTCAGTAAAGGGGGCACCAATAAACACGGTGTCCGCATAGAGAGCGCCAGTAAAAATAGAAGCCGTAATGGTAAGAGACCAAAGCGGACGCGATAAGACCAAGGTATATCCTACCTGTTTAGCACTCCCCGCCAGTGTGGTCGAAGGCGGGACTAACAAGGAGACCAAATGATGAGCAAGTTCGTAGAAGCAATCAAAGCGCAGCAAGCGTGGCATGATAAGCCAAAGGTACACAAGCCCAGACAGGGTGCGTTACTACCACCCGAAAAAAGAGAGCCGATAAAAGACTCTGCAATCATGCAGATTCTAAAGCTGCAAGAGCTAGGTTTGCTTGCAAAGGACATAGCAAAAGAAGTTAGCGTGCCAGTGCAGACCGTGTACAACGTGAGACAGCGTTACATTCTTATTGACGTTAAGAACGGAACCAAGTGGTACAAGTCGGTAGGCTTATAGCGCACTATGAAAGTTGTAGATAACAAAGCACTGCTATTACGCCTTAAAAATCCGGGCAAGGTGACCACTGTAATACCCAAGAGCAAGGAGTTATCAGGAAACAGAGTGGTAGTTAACTGGGGTGTGGATGAAACACACGTACTCAAGAACTTAAACATACAAGCACCATCCCCCATTGAGGGTAAGTACAAGTGGACAGGTAAGTACGAACCGTTCGACCATCAAAAAACCACATCAGGGTTTCTCACACTCAACAAACGTGCATTCTGCTTCAACGAACAAGGCACAGGTAAGACCGCCAGTGCTATATGGGCGGCAGACTTTCTACTCAATCAAGGCAAGATCAACCGCGTCCTAGTTATATGTCCTCTGTCGATTATGGATTCAGCATGGCGTAAGGATCTGTTTGACTTTGCCATGCACCGCACAGTAGATATTGCCTACGGCTCGGCCAAAAAACGTGTTGCAGTAATTGCGGGTGACGCAGAGTTTGTCATAATAAATTATGACGGTGTGGAGATAGTCGCTGACGCCATAGCGGACGGTGGGTTTGACTTAATCATTGTGGATGAGGCAACTCACTATAAGAACGCACAGACAAAGCGATGGAAGACTCTTAACAAGCTACTTACTACAGACGCATGGCTCTGGCTACTGACAGGCACACCCGCTGCACAAAGCCCTGTGGATGCCTACGGGTTAGCAAAGCTAGTCAATCCGAAAGGTGTGCCACGGTTTTTCGGTTCTTTCCGCGACATGGTTATGTATAAGGTAACCAACTTTAAATGGGTGCCTAAACCTAACGCCACTGAGACAGTGTTTAACTCACTGCAACCAGCAATACGTTACACCAAAGATGAGTGTCTGGATCTGCCAGACATGATTTACGTTACACGCGACATACCGTTAACGCGCCAACAAGAAAAGTATTACAAAGAACTGAAAGAGAAGATGATTATGCAAGCGGCTGGAGAAGACGTTACCGCTGCTACCGCTGCCGTGAATATGAACAAGCTACTGCAAATTAGTTCTGGCGCTGTGTACACCGATTCTGGTGAGACCATAGAGTTTGATACCAAGCACCGATATAAGGTGTTGCGTGAAGTAATAGACGAGTCAAGCAAAAAAGTTTTGATATTCGTGC